GCGTCGACATCGGCGGCCCTAAGAAGGTCGGTCGTCCTTATGGCGGAGAAACTTCTAAAAGCGGTAAAGGTAAAGTACGTCGACAAGCTGCTCCAGCTGGCGCGCTGCTCTGGGGAACAGAATACGGATCGCATGGCGGAGTCGACTCGATCGGCCGAACCTTTACGAACAGATTTAAGACTCCTTACAATAAGCGCGGCTACTGGATCGCTCCAGCGGTCGACTTCTATGTCCCAGTCGTCGCGCGAGAATACGCGCTTATGGTGCAACAGATCGCGGACGAATTGAGGTTAAAGTAATGGCTGGCATTCCGAAGATAAAGATTACTTTCGACGCGGACTTCGATCAGTTAAAGCGTGGAGTAAAAGGCGCACAGAATGAAGTCGAAGGCTTCGGATCTAAGATGGGCGGCTTCGCTGCTAAGGCTGGAGCTGCTTTCGCTGCGGCTGGCGCGGCCGCGGCTGCTTATGCTGGCGTTCTTTTGGTCGATGGAGTTAAGTCTGCAATCGAGGACGAAGCGGCTCAGGCTAAACTTGCGACGACTCTAGGTAACGTTACAGGCGCGACGAAGGATCAGATAGCAGCTGTAGAGGATTACATAACCCAGACAGCACTCGCTAACGGAATTACGGACGAAGTTCTTCGTCCGTCGCTTGATCGGTTAGTCAGAAGTACGAAGGACGTCGAAGAAGCCCAAAAGCTTCAGACTTTAGCTCTAGACATCGCGGCGGGAACAGGTAAGGATCTAAAGACGGTCTCCGAAGCTCTGGGTAAAGCATACGACGGCAATCTAGGCGCATTAAAGAAGCTGGGAGTCGGTATCGACGACTCGATTATTAAGTCCAAAAACTTCGACGCGGCGGCAGCTGCACTCTCTAAGACTTTCGAGGGCCAAGCTTCTAAACAAGCCGAGACATTCCAAGGAAAAATGGCTCGTCTTACTGTCGCATTTGACGAAGCAAAAGAGACCGTAGGTTCTTACATTCTCGACGCTCTTACTCCGCTGGTCTCCAATTTCGTCGATAAGGGAATCCCAGCTATTCAGAACTTCGCTAGTAATCTGGGTAAGACTCTCGGGCCAGCATTCGGCGAAATCTTTAAGGTAATAAAAGAAGATCTACTTCCGATCTTAATTTCTTGGTGGAAGTTCCTTTACGAAGAAGTAATTCCACTTATAGGAAAAATCGTAGGCCCAGCTTTAGAAGGCCTTAAATCTATCTTCGATAAAATTAAGAAAGCTTTATCCGATAACTCGGACGAATTAAAGCCATTTTTGGGATTCTTAAAAGAAGTGTGGGCATTCGTCGATAAGTATTTAGCTCCGCTTCTGGGTGGGGCATTTAAGCTTGCACTCGAAGCCATTGGAACGATCGCCGCTGGCTTGGTTACGTCATTCTCCAAGTTAGTCGGATTCTTGACTACAACTTATAACAATGCAAAAAAAATTATCGATTTCTTAAAGAATAATCCTGTAACTAATTTATTCGATGGCGGAGCTAAGAACGCTTCCTTTATCGGTTCTAGTATGAGTCAAGGATTAGTCTTCGGCGGTGAAGATGGTTCGGGCGGAATTATCAGCGGCAGCACGTTCGCTCCGTCTGGCATTACTTCGATGAGTAACGGTTATTCGCCAGCTTTGGACGCTGCGATTTTACGACGTGAAGAATTAAAGGCAGAGACAGCTCGACTTATCGCTCAGCGTCAAGCTAACGCAGAATCTAGAATTACGGTCAACATGGGCGTAGTCGGAGATCCAGAATCGGCAGCTCGGACAATTATCGACGTGCTTAATAAGTCGCAAGCTCGCGGCACTGGCGGAGCTGGGTTACTGGTCGCGCTATGACCCAGTGGACTCCAGTCTGGAGCGTTCTTATCGATGGCGTCGAGTATCGGAACATCACTCTAGCGAATCTTACGATCGAATCTGGTCGCCGCGACATCTATCAGCAAGCGGTAGCGGGTTACTGTGCTTTATCGATTCTTAACATAGACGACGATCCGATTACTGTAGAGATCAACTCTGGAATAACTGTTTACGTCCAGAACTCCGCAGCTACTTCCGTCCCTATCTTCGGCGGAAGCGTAAGCGACATTCTTACGACCGTCGAGCAGTCTGGCACTGGCGGATTAGTTCAGACCGTCACTATTACTGCACTTGGCGCGCTTTCACGTCTGCCGAAGGTTTTAACCGAAGGCGTACTTACTAAAGATTACGAAGGCGATCAGATTTACGATGTCCTAAATGGCATTCTTTACGGAGCTTGGAATGAAGTTCCCGCAGCTCTCACATGGTCAACGTACGGCGCGACTACGACATGGGCTAACGCGGAAAACAGTGGACTAGGTGACATCGACCGCCCTGGAAATTACGAACTAACGGATCGAAGCGCGAGCGTTACAGACGCTTATTCTTTAGTCGCTTCTCTAGCCACTTCTGGACTTGGTTACATCTTTGAGGACGCGCAAGGCCGAATCGGGTACGCAGACAGTACCCATCGCGGAACTTATTTAGCCACGAATGGTTACGTCGATCTTTCAGCTTTAGACGCTTATTCCAGCGGTCTCCAGACATCGACTAGAGCGGGCGACGTTCGTAACTCGATTACCATCACTTATAAGAACGGCCAGCAAGTTACAGACGATGAGCCAGCTTCTATCGCACTCTATGGAGCTTTAGCGCAGAACATACAAACATCGCTAGAAAATGGCGCAGACGCTACAAATCAAGCCGCGTTCTATCTAGCTCTTCGCGCTTACCCTAGAGCTAATTTCGAGTCTATTCGCTATCCGCTGGGCAGTCCTAACGTAAGCGATTCAGACCGTAATTCGCTTATCGGTGTCTTTATGGGAATGCCTGTAAACATTACCGATCTACCCGCGAACATGGGATCGAACTTCCAAGGATTCGTCGAAGGCTGGAGATTCTCAGCTGGCTATAACTCGCTGGCTATCGATCTTTACGTTACGCCGATTTCTTATTCGCTCGACGCGTTCCGCTGGAATGACGTCCCAGCTTCCGAAAGATGGAACACTCTTAGCCCTACACTTACATGGTTAGAAGCGACAGTAGTCGCATAAAGGAGAAAACGAATGCCTACGGTAACGCCCTCATTTAACTGGCCCGTTCCAGTGTCGACAGATTTAGTAAAAGATGGAGCGACAGCGATCGAATCGCTGGGCGATGCTATCGATGCTTCTATGGCAGATCTTAAAGGTGGAACGACTGGACAAGTTCTAGCAAAAAACTCTAACACCGACATGGACTTTATCTGGGTTACGGACGCAGCTGGCGACATTACGAACGTCTCTGTTACTTCCCCAATTACAGGCGGCGGATCTTCTGGCTCTGTGACGATCGGCATAGATTCGACAGCGGTAGTTCCGTCTCAAAGTGGACAGTCTGGAAAGTATCTTACGACAAACGGAACGGCCTCATCATGGGCGACAGTCTCAGCCGATAAAACTCTGTCACTAATTGCGTCGGGAACTTTATCAGGTTCGAGCTTAACTTTATCTAGTCTTAGCACTTACGACGACATCGTCGTAATGTTCGTTCCATTTAACTTATCGGCAGCTGCACAGATTCGCTGTCGAATAAATAACGATAGCAGCGCGAAGTATTACGCTTTCGGAACGTTAGTCCAAGAAGGCAGCACGACGACACTTCACTGGCTAGATGCGGCTACTCAGATCGATACTTACGAAACTCTTAAAAGCGGTTACTCTAACTCAAATCTATTTTTTAGATTTCAGAACTGTAAGAGCGCATCTGGCTTCACTAATTTTAACATGCAAGGAACATTCCTTAGAAACTCTACATCGGCTAACATGTCTCAGAGTTACCAAGGTGTCTATGAAGTCGCTGGAGCTGTATCTAGTTTAGTGTTCGCGCCAACTAGCGGAACGTTCTCCGCTGGCGGCTATAGAGTTTACGGAGCATAGAATGATAAGAATCGAACATAACGTAGAGACTGGCGCAGTCACAGAGTTAACTCTTACAGCTGCGGAAATTAAAGAAAAAGAAAAAGACGCCCTAGCTACAGAAGCAAAAGTAGCCACTGAATTAGCAGAGTCGACAGCTAAAGCAGCAGAAAAAGCCGCTCTTCTCGCCAAGCTTGGAATTACAGAAGACGAAGCGAAGTTACTTCTGTCATGACTTACCCAATCGGAACAGCTGCGAAAGTCGTCGAGGTTGCACTGGCGGAAGTCGGTACAGTCGAAGAAGGCGATAACCTTACAAAATACGGAAAGTTTACTAAGGCCGATGGTTTACCTTGGTGCGGATCTTTCGTTAACTGGTGCTTCCATGAAGCGGGCGTAAAGCTTCCATCGATGGTCTCTACAGCTGCGGGAGCGCATAAGCTTAAAGAAGTAAATCGATGGGTAGAGTCAGAGCCGAAGATCGGCGATCTTGCATTTATGGACTTTCCGCACGATGGCGTCGACCGTATTAGTCACATCGGAATAGTCGTCGGAGTTAAGGCGAAGACTGTTATCACGATCGAAGGTAATACATCGGGAACAGGCGATCAACGTAACGGCGGAATGGTCATGGTTAAAGAGCGGGCATTCGGGAGCGGTAAAGAAGTCGTAGGCTTCGGACGACCTAAGTTCGTCGCCTATGCTGGCGATTATCCGATCGTCGAAGTACCTACTCAATCGGCAGCAAAGCCGAAGATCAAGGAGAAGAAAGATGGAAAGCTTAAAAGCGTTACTCGCAAGCTGGGCGCGTAGCTTCTTAGCTGCGTCTATTGCGGTTTACATGGCAGGAGTGACAGATCCTAAAGCGATTCTTACAGCTGGCGCGGCCGCTGTTCTGCCTGTTATCTTGCGCTGGCTCAATCCTAAAGACACAGCTTTCGGGTCTAAGGGGAAGTGACTCGGAAACTACTCGCGGGCGGTCTGGCCTTAGTCCTTTCGGCTGGGCTGTCTGCGTGTGGTTATCAGGGCTGGATTCGCTACGAGTGCCAAGATTATGAGAACTGGAAAGAATCGCGGTGTAACCCGCCAGAGTGCGTCCCTACTGGAACGTGTACTAGAGATGTCCTTGGAGAAGAAGCTCCACAGGCCCGAAAGACGTAGAACACCCGAAGACATACACGCCCAGCTCATTCTCATAATCGGATCGACTTTAGCGTTCGTCTTCTTGATCGTTACCCTTGGGATTACTTACGCGCTTATCTTCGTTACTCAGCCGATCGGAGCGCAAGCTCCTAACGATGCGGCCTTTATCGATCTTCTGAAGACTCTGGCGATCTTCCTAACTGGATCACTGGGCGGAGTTCTTGCGGGTAATGGATTAAAGTCCAAGCCAAAAACACCAATCGACACGCCGACAGATAAGCGGGAATCTTGACCTAGACGCGTTCTTGCTTCACTCTTTACATAGGGAGCGCGAACGTCGCTCCCAGTATCGGGAGCAAGTAATGAACGAATTAGGAATCGTCGTGGCTATGTCTATAGCTGCGATCTTATGGGCTGCTATGAGCTACTCAGTCGGTTACAGAGAAGGCCAGCGCGAAGGCTTTAAGCGCGGACGCGCTATTTCACGCCACGCAGCTAAGGACGTGCGCTAATGAGCTTCTTAAACAATTACGAAGACGTCGCAGCTCGTATCGCTCGACTATGGGTTACACATCCAACAGCCAGAGTTCAGACGAACATCGTGGACTTTAACGCGGAGAAGGGCTACGTACTTATTCAGGCCCAGATCTTCCGCGAATACGAAGACATCAATCCATCGGCCACAGACTACGCATTCGGTAACGTGGCGACCTATAACGTCAACATGAAGAAGTTCTTCGTCGAGGACACTGTTACCTCAGCGATCGGCCGAGCGATCGGTCTTCTTCTAGGAGCGGACAAGCGTCCGACTCGTCAGGACATGGAGAAAGTCGAGACTATTAGCGCGAAGGTAGCTAACTCAACAGCGGACGATTACGATCCTTGGACTCAGAAGTTCGGCGAAGTGCCAAGCTATAAGACAGCGGCAGAAGCCGAGCAGAGCGGCATTCCTAGCCTTGGATCATCGATGGACGAGATCGCTAAACAATTAGGCGGAGAGTTACTTCCAGAAGCTCCACAGTGTAGCCACGGACATCGAATCTTTAAGACTGGCGAAGCTAAAACTGGTAAAGCTTGGGGCGGCTGGTTCTGCGTCGAAAAGACGAAAGCCACACAATGCGCGCCGCTATGGTACGTATTAGCCAGCGATGGTAAATGGAAGCCACAGGTCTAACCATGAGCAGCTACATCGAACTTCTAAATCCTCAGACTAAGACTGGAAAGCTTCTCCAAGATGGCGAAGTAATTGCAGAGTATAAAGTCGAGCAGTGCGACAGCTGTAGCAAGTGGACCAAGCTAGACGCTTTCGGTTATACCAACGGACAAGGCGGCGAGAAGCTAATCTGGCTCTGTGGCGGCTGTCGATGAAGATTAAGCCCACGATCGAAGATAAAGTCTTAGCTCACACTGTAGCTTTAGAACGAATCGCCGAGATCTACGGACAGCCAGACCATTCGAGTCGATACGACAGACGCTTAGGCTTTCACGATTACGTCGCCCAAGTGGCCGAGTCAATAGTCGCGGAGATCTTGGTCGCTCGTTACTTGGGTTACGTCGACTTCAATCCTAGAGCTTCACGCTTTAAGGAGACTGCGGACGTAGGCTCGAACATCGAGGTTAGATGGACACGCTACGAGAATGGCCAGCTCATCGTCTACGAAAATGATCGAGTTACAGACGTGGCGATTCTGGTCGTGGGTACATCGCCTAATTACAGACTAGCGGGCTGGATACCTGTAGCCATGGCCAAACGGCCTAAATACAAAAACTCTAAGCAGCCTACTTGGTGGGTAGACCAAAAAAATCTACAGCCGATCGAGAATCTAAAAGGGAGCAACTATGGACAAGCTGCGCTTTAAGTGCCGAGTGTGCAAGAAGGACACAGAGCAACTTATTCGTGTAATTACAGATAATCTTCCAGAGAACGTTAAGACGATCCAGTGCTGCGTCTGCTCGACGATGACGGTGGCACTAATTGGAGAAGCTAATGGCGACCTATGAATACCGCTGTGAAGTATGCAGTAAAGAGCTAGAGATACAGCGTCCCATCGAGGACACACTGGCCAGAGATCCTTATTGTGAGAACTGCACTGTCCCGATGAAGCGTGTTTACTCGCTAGGCGGAATCGTGTTTAAGGGTAACGGCTGGGGCGGTAAGCCATGACCGCTTACATGCCACAGAGCCAGACGGATAACTGGTCGACTCCGATAGACCTATGGGAAAAGCTAAACGAAGTCCACAGATTCGACGTAGATGCGGCAGCTAGCCAAGTCAATCATCTATGCGATAAGTGGTACGGCTTAGATCATGAAGACGAAACTAGACGCGATGGATTAGCTGTTAAGTGGGACGGCGATAGCGTCTGGATTAATCCGCCCTATGGTCGAGTCATTAAGGACTGGACGAAAGCGGCTGTAAATCATTACAGAGAAGGAGCTAACGTCGTAATGCTTCTACCATCTAGGACAGACACTCGATGGTTTCACGATGACTGCAAACAGGGCGACATCGAGTTCATTAAAGGCCGCTTAAAGTTCGGAAACTCGGCTACAGCTGCGCCATTCCCATCGATGCTAGTAAGGTTTACACGATGAAGTTATTAACAGAAGTTATCCACAGGCTGTGCGCAACGCCCAAGAATGCGCTCGTTACACTGTTAAACTTGACAGGCTTGGTACGCTGTCTTCGCTTGAAGCGAGCCGCTGAGGCGGATAGCTCGCAAGGGCGAAAGCAGCTAATGGGCAAGGTCTATGCCATTACGGCATTCGCTTTAACAATGGGCATAACAGAAGCCCAAGCAGCTAACTATTCAATAGATCATCTAAAGCTTTACGCACATTCAAGGATTCTCGACTATAAAGAGTTTCAGTGTTTCAATCGAATCATCACTAAAGAATCCAGATGGTCTTACACAGCTAAAAACGGAAGCCATTACGGACTTGGACAGATGCGCTCGCAGCATTACAGAGACTTAGATCCTTATCGCCAGATAGACGCTACGCTTAAATACATTACGAATCGTTATAAGACTAACTGCAAAGCGTGGGCATTCCATCAAGAGAGGAACTTCTACTAATGACTCTACACTCTCAGCGTAAGAGCAATAGCACACAGTGGAAGAAGCTAAGGCTTCGGATACTTAATCGCGATGGCTGGATCTGCTTCTGGTGCGGTGGAGAAGCTAATACGTGCGACCACGTGATTCCAGTAGCTAGAGGCGGGTCAGATGACCCAGACAACTTAGTCGCAGCATGTAAGCGATGTAACTTTAGTCGTCAAGATCGACTGCCAGAAGAAATGGATCTAGTTAAGAAGAAGGTGGGTGGTGTTTTTTATAATCAAGATTCCACCGCCACTCTCTCCCGAGGTCTTCTTTCACCACCAAACGACTCGATAAAGCATGAATAGCCACGCAGAAGACTCGAAAGGTACACAGAAGCCTCAGAGTGGCTCAGATCGGCCCACATCGGTTTTAGAGGGAACTACAGGACTCTATCTAGGCTCTCCGACTCCCAGAATCCACTCTAAACTCCGAGAATTACCTACTCGCGGGCTGGAGTTAATAGATTTCGCCGATTCGATCGGGATTCCGCTGCTACCTTGGCAGAAGTGGGTCGCGATGGAAGCTCATAAGTTCAAGTCCGATGGTCGCTGGGCTTCTCCGTTAGTGACTGTCGTCGTAGCCCGCCAGAATGGTAAGACTACGCTCATGAAGATCCGCGCTCTGGCTGGCTTATTCTTATGGCAGGACGGACTCCAGATCGGAACAGCTCATCGACTTACTACATCGCTGGAGACCTTCCGAGACATCGTTAACATCATCGAAGAGAACGAAGAACTAGCTAAACAGGTGAAGAAGATTCGCTGGGCGCATGGATCAGAAGAGATCGAGCTACAAGGTAAGTTCGGCGGCGGTCGATACATGGTTAAAGCTGGCGGTTCAGCTGCTCGTGGTATTTCTAAGCCCGAGACTGTCTTCGTCGATGAAACTAGAGAGCTTAAAGACGAATCGACGTGGGCTTCTCTGCGTTATACCATGATGGCCGCGAAGTCGCCGCAGCTCTGGACGCTATCGAATGCGGGAGATCAGCATTCCGTCGTCCTTAATCAGCTGCGCGAACGTGGCATGAGCGCGTCGCCTACCGACGACATCGCTTACTACGAATACTCCAGCAACTACGAGAAGATCGACGATTCGCCCGCATTCTGGAAAGGCGCGGCCATGGCTAATCCAGCACTTGGCCACACGATCCACATCGATAACATTCGAGCGGTTCTTAACGATCCGCCAGACGTCGTAAAGACAGAAGTCCTCTGTAGATGGGTCGCCACGATCTCGGCAGCTATTCCCGCCGAAGAGTGGAATCAGTGTGGAGAAGAAGGTCTGGAGCTTGATCCAGAAAAGACGACTTGGCTAGGCATCGACGTAAGTCCTAATCGTAAAGATGCCGCACTAGTGGCAGCTCAACAGATCGACGACGAGCGGTTCTTCGTAAAGCTCTTACACACTTGGCATAATCCGATTAACTTGGACGATAAAGCAATCGCTAACGACATCGCTCCCTATACGAAACAGTATCCAGTCGAGACAGTGGCTTATTCTAAGAGAACTGCTTCGGCTATTGCAGCTCGTTTAGTTCCAGCGGGTATCCCGATCTCGGACATCGACGGCGCACTGTACGGCCAAGCGTGCGACGAACTGTTAGGAGCTATCACATCGAAGCGATTACGACACGATCCGAAACAGACAGAACTCTCGAAACAGATTCTCTCAGCTGCGAGACTTCCGTTCGGCGATGGTGGCTGGACTATCGGACGGAGAGCTTCGCAGTCGACTGTCTGCGCGACGGTTGCGACTGCACTCGTCACTCATTACGCGACACGCCCGCCGATGGATCTTGACATCATGGTCGGATAGCTGTAACGGCTTCTCTAGAATTGCGGCATGGGATTATTCGATCTATTCGTTCCGAAGGTTAACGCTGCGACTCCGACTTCTACTATCAGCGTAGAAGCTGCGGAATCGCTTTATCCTGTTAACTCGATTAACTCTCTCGGCGGTTATTACTTCATGAATAACCAGACTGCTACTCGTACCGAAGCGATGGGCGTTCCAGCTCTAGCTCGCGCGCGTAACATTATCTGCACGACTCTTGGATCTTTCGAGATGCACACTCGTAACGTAGCAACTGGCGAAAAAGTTCAACAGCCGCGCGTTATTAATCAGCCAGATTCGAGAATCGCAGGATCGGCGTTCTGGGCATGGCTCGCAGAAGACATTCTCTTCTACGGTTACGGCTACGCGCGTGTAATCCGTCGCTATGCGGACACTGGTCGAATCCAAGACATGGAAAGAATCGATCCTCTTCGTGTAACTGTTCAGACTAACTCGATGGGAACACAGATCGACGCTTACGCAGTCGACGGAAGTTACATCGATCCAAGCGAATTAGTCGTCTTTACTGGACTCGATGAAGGAATCTTAAATCGCGCTGGACGTACAATCCGCGCAGCTTCGGCATTAGAGAAAACAGCTTACGACTTCGCAATCGATCCAAATCCACAGACAATCTTAAAGAACTCTGGCGTAGCACTTCCGAAAGATCGCGTAGCTGCATTAGTAGCAGCCTTTAAGAATCGTACTTCTAAAGCTGTTACATTCTTGAACGGCGACGTGTCGATCGAGACTGTCGGTTATGATCCTAAGAATCTCCAGCTAAATGAAGCCCGCGGCTACTTGGCTCTAGAACTATGTCGTGCCGCTGGTCTTCCAGCATGGTTCGCAAGTGCAGAACCTAATAGTTTTACTTACTCGAACGCTGTTTCCGAACGTCGTTCGCTTATCGATTATTCGCTGCGTCCACTTATGACAGTGATCGAGCAGCGACTGTCTCTATCGGACTTCACTCCGCTGGGCCAAGAGGTGAAGTTCGATCTAGACGACTTCTTACGCGGTAATCCAATGGAGCGCGCGCAAGTTTACGAAATCCTAAATCGAATCGGTGCGATGAGCATCGATGAAATCCGCGAAGAAGAGGATCTACTTCTATGAAAATAACTACACCGATGAACATAACAGCGGCAGATTCTAACTCGCGCACTATTAGCGGGCGCATCGTCGCATTCGAGGAAGCTGCTAACGCATCGACTGGAAAAGTCGTATTCGCCAAGGGTTCAATTACTCCAGCTCCAGTAAAACTAAATCTAGAACACGATCGCACTCGTCCAATCGGTAAGACCCTGGACATGACTCTAAACGAAGATTCCATCGACGCAGTATTTAAGATCGTTAATACGACATCGGGTTCAGATGCGCTGGAAGAAGCTATGAGCGGATTACGCGACGGATTCTCGATAGAACTAGCAGTCGACGATTACATCATGCTAAAGGACGGCACTATGCGCGTTTTAGCTGGAGAATTAACTGGCGTCGCACTCGTTACAGAACCAGCGGTTCGTTCTGCTCGCGTTAGCGAAGTAGCTGCAACAGAAGGCGAAGAAGTCGCCGAAGAGATTT